ACTATTTCTTGTGGAATAAAAGGACCTATTTGTTTTTCTTGTAACATTTTCATTCGAGCATCATACTCAGCTTGGCTTCCTGGAAAGTCCTCTGGTTTTGTTCCGAACTGATAAGGTGCTCTATCTAATCCTGATGTTATGCCACCAGAAGATGATCCACCCATTCTAAACATTGGTCTTTTTAAAATTCTATTTATCATTAAAATTTACCTGTTATGCCTCCATATATCCCTGCGAGTGTTGTACCAACACCAAGAGCTGTTTGTAATGGTGTAGGGTTAGGTACATTACTTGTAACTGTTTGACCTGGATATCCACCCATAATACCTGCAACTTGACCTGCATATCTGTCCAATTGTTCTTGTGGTTGGAATGCTGCTTGTCTTACTGCTTCTCTTTGCGCATCAAGTCCTGCTTGTGCTTGCGCTTGATTCAATGCGCCCAATGAACCTAAACGTCCTATGTTAGTTCCTGCAATTCCTGTTGTGGTTTGTCCTAAAGCTGCTTGTTGGCCTGCTAATGCCGATCTAAATCCTCCCAGACCTTGGGTAGCTCCTGCAATACCTGCTTGCGCTTGTCCAACTCCAAATCTATTTTGTATGTCTTGCTGCCTTGCAGCTTGCGCTTGCTGAAAACCTTGCTGCAAAAGATTAGCTTGTAATAAAGCTCTTTCTCTCGCTGCCCCTGTGCCAAACTCAGCGAGTTGCACTCCCGCTCGACCACTGCCGAGCGCACCCAAAGCGGTTTGTTGATCTCGTATCTGTTGTTGTTGTATAGATTTATTACGATCAAATTCTGCTAATGTTGCATCAATAACTTGTGCTTGAAAGGGTGATGTGAAAGCTTGAGTTTGAGCTGTTGTTGGTGCTCCTAGTTGAACTCCACCTATTGTTGTTGAAGCTGCTCCTAATTGTCCAAGAGCCGTGGTTCCTAATCCGCTAGCAAGTTGTGCTTCTTGTTGTGCTGAAGTTAAAAATGGTTGAAATCCAGCAATACCTGTTGCACCTGCTTGAGCTTGTGCTAAAGTTTGTGCATCTTTTTGTAATTGATCTTGACCTGCTACTTGTGGTGCAAGTCCAGCTAAACTTTGTTGTCTCGTTGTAAACGCTCTTGCAGCATCTTGTCTTAATTTAAAACCTGCAGCTGTTTCACCAGGTTGTTGTGATATACTTGTTACTCCACCTGTTACAATAGGTACACCTGTTTGAGCTACAACTTGTTTTGCTAGATCTTCACCTAACGTTTCTACAAAGGGCGCTGGTCTTGATATTTGCGTTTCGACTGCCATTATAATACTTCCTCTAATCTTTTTGATGTTTGAAACATTTCTCTTGCGCCTTCTAATCCTTGCGATTCTTCAGATACTTCACCTCCGGATTCGAGGTTCTTCATCATGTTATACATAACTTCTGAGCCTTTGTCCACATCACCGTCACCTGCATTTCTGACAGCTTCGGCTGTAAATACAAATTCATTCTTAGATAATCTAGCTGGTACATCGTCAGCTTTTTCCATTCTACCTATTGGCACAAAACCTCCATTATCTCTTAAATCCATTTCTTGGCCACCCATGTCTAGTAATGGCATAGTTTCCTTCGCTACGGGCTCTTTTGAGCCTTCCTGATAGCCCATTCTGCCGCCATCAGCAGCAAATGCAAATTGACTACCTTCAAATCTAGGCGCCGTTATTCCAAAAGGCTTTGCTCTATCAGCTAATAATTGTTTCATAGTATATACGGGACCTCTATCTGAATCAGATATTTTATCATCGTCATCTTCTTTTGGTGTTAAAAAGTAAGAAGCTAAAGATGCAAGACCTATTGTTTTCATAGGACTTAAATTTTCTAAAGTAAATTTACCAGCAGCATCTTTTAAAAATCCTTTTTTAAGTAAGTCTGTAAAACCGCCACCGCCTCCTCCAAAATATGCGGCACCGCCCAATATTGCTGCTTTACCTATCGGTGACTTTACAATTTTTTTAACAGCTCTAGTTGCTTTTTTAACTAACTTTCCTAAAAAATACATTTGTCTTCCTGTTTCAAGGTCCATGATCCCACCTTCAGCAGCACCTATTCTTCCACCATCAGCCATGCCTGTAAAATCAAATATAGAGCCCGCGAATCTTGGAGCAAGACCACCTAAATTACGTTGTGTCTCTACAGTTTCATCAGCCTTCTCACCTATAAAACAATATGGTGGTGGGTTGGGTCCTTTACATGGGTCTGTAACCACCATAGATTTATCGTTGTTGTCTAGTGGTATGGTATTACCATAAGCGTCTATTTCACCTGATTTTCTTCTAGTGTCATAATCTTTATAAACCATTTCCATTTCTGCAGGAGACAACATTTCAAATTGTGCTTGTGTGATTGGTTTTCCATCAAATGTATATTTACCTGCTTCTAAAACAGATTTTTTGTCATTTCCAAATATACTTTTAAAATCTTTATCTGAAAAAAATTTTCTGTTTCTTGTCATTCCTGGTTGTAAAAGACCAGAGTTTGCTAAAATATTTAAAAGAGGTCCTGGTACAGTAGAACCTATATCGTCCAAAGTTCTATTTTGAAAAGTTTCTAAATTAACTCCAGATAATCTGTCACTTTTTTCTAAAGCATTTGATAATATATCATCAAAAAATTTATTAGTGCCCCCTGAAATTGCATCAGGCACTCCTGTAACCCCTATACCTTCAATACCTTCTGTAGCATCATATCCAAGAGCTTCTAAATCTGCTAATTCTGTAGGGCTTAAACCAAAAGGATTATTTACTCCAAAACCACCCGATAATATTTTATTAATTCTAGCTCTACGTTTTTTTCTATCAGCTTTTAAATTATCTTTTATAAGTTTTTTGTTTGCTTTTTTTTCTTCTTTAAATTCTTTACTATTAAAATAATCTTCTTGTTTTTGTGCTGCAGTTTTTAAGTTTTCTCTTTGTTTATCTTTTCTGTCTTCAAAGTCGTCTTTACTTTCATTTGGTCCTTGACCAGAAAAACTTCCTGCACCACCTGGATCTGCATCAAAATCTCCTCCGGATTGACCACCGCCACCAATGTCACCAAAACTATCTAATGACATAATACCTGCAGGACCTTCGTTAGGTCCTTCTTTTAATGATCCATGTATGTCTTCTTTTAAAAGTAACTTTTTCTCTGCTTCTGTAATGTATGCTAATTCTGTTGGTGGTTTATCAGGACCTGATTGCCAGTTTCTAGGTACAACAACTTGTGGTTGTTTACCAAGATAGTTATCAACACCTCCCTGTACAACAGGATCTTTGCTACCTTCTTTTAACATCTGTCTTGCTTGTTGTGCTCTAGTTATTGCCATCGTACCATTCTATTTTGTTTCTCCGAATAAATCAAGACTCGGCATTATCACTCTTACATCTTTTCTTATCTCGGATTCGGGTATGCCTTTAGTTTTCCATTCTTCATCGTTCTTATATTTTTCACCTGTTCTAAGGTTATAAATCTCTTCTATTATCTCTTTTGGTTCTATTACCTTCATTATGTTGTTACCTCTCTTGGTTGTATTTCTAATATAGAAGCTATGACGTGCAGCTCGTTTGCGTCAGCAGCCTGTACTTTAAGTATCTCACTTTCCTCCATAACAAGAGGTTGAGTTAAAAGTTCTGTTGTAGCTTTAGATGCTATGGCTTTATCTTTAAATAAATTAAAAATAGTACCACTAGCATTTACTAATGTTATTGTTATCGTGGTTCCTGATCCAGCGTCCTCAGATACTAATAATGATTTAACAACTGCTGACTTAAAACTAGGCACTGTATACAGTGTAGTTAAATCTGCTGTAGTCAAATCTACTTTTTTATTTATAAAACTATTAGCCATTAATTTATAAAGAAGTTAAATGCTTCAATCTCATCTTTTAATTCTTCTTGAAACGTTGAGTTTAATTTTTCTACAATAGCATCAAGATCTCTTACTTGAGCTTCTGCAGTTCCTAAATCATATTCATTACTAGGTCTTGTTAATACTTGTACTATCTTTGCCATTATCTTCTTCCGTCTGGTTGTATATCTAATTTAAAAGTCCCTAACTTCCAACTTTGATTTGTTGACGTGTTTTCTATTTTTAATGATACTGCTCTACCTCTAGCACGTGTGTCTATTTTTTTGGTAGTTGATGTAATATCAAATGGTCCAAGTGATGAACTAGCTCTTGCGTCATTAGGAAAATTTCTTAAATTTAATGTAATTCTTGTAGCTCCAGTTTGTGAAATAAAATCTGGTATAAATCTTCTTACTTTCATAAGAAATTCACCATCTCCTCTAAGATCTGCTGTTCCTGTTGATTGTCCTCTAACTGATCTTTGACTTATGTCAAAATCTCCAGAAGATATATTAGATAATATTGCTGTTGTTGCACCACCTCTAACTTGATCTGTCCCTGTTTCGTGTTCATAGTATGTTGTTCTACCCTCTGTGTTTCCTACAACATCAAACGAAGTATCATTAGCGCTATCGTATTCTGTTGCATGAGGTAGACCAAAGACAGCAGAATCTTGCCACATTGTTCTAGCTAAAGTTCCTACAGTCCACACAGGTCGTTGTGGAGAAGAATCAAAATAGTTATATGTAACCATTCTATTTACAACAGAAGATGTAGAGGTTGGATAGAACCATGTTACTTCACCAAAAAGATTATTTAATCCAGCAGATACCATCTGGTTACCAGAATCTAAGTTTATATCATCATAAACATGGTCTTCTACTAAACAAGGCAGAGATTCTAGTTTACCAGCATATCTAAAGAAACCATTCTCTGACATCCAATATGCAGAACCGTCGACTTCAACGCATGCGTTTTGTCCAACAAGTCCACAGTTAGTTCCAACTTGTGAAAAGGCAAATGTAAAAGGTTGACCAACAAATCTTTGTGTAAATAAAGCGGTATCAGTCCAAACATAAATTGCATCTCTACCTCTAATTGCTCCTCTAATTTGTGATCCATCAGCTAGTCTTTGTGTACCTGCTGTATTGGTTGCTGTCGGTGTATAAGTATTAATATCTTCTTGGTCAGAGAATCTAACAAACATATCATCTTGTGTTCCTGTATCTCCGATAGTTGTTTCTGTTCCAAAAAATACTAAGTGTCTATCAGGTGTAGATACTAACATATGTCTTGACGCTGTTGGAGCGCCAGATATAATAGTTGCTCTATTTGCAGTCGCGTCTGTTGCTGCAGAGTTCCATTCAAACACAGCGCTATCGTGTATTAAACAAATAGCCTTGTCACCAAAATTATCTAATGACCACATACCAGGTTCAAGAACTAAATCTCCTGATGCTGCTTCACCCCAACCAATAAATGTAGTTGTACTTGTAATAGTTGCTCCACCGCTATGAGCTGCTTTTGTAGTTCCACCTACCTCTCTAGTTACACCTGTAAGTTCACCCGTAGCTGCAATACCAGTGTAGGATATTTCTTCACTATCTATTTGTAAGAAGTTTGTCCCTGCAGTTGGAAACTGTGATGAGTCTACTAATATAATACCTGTTGTTGCAGTGTCTGTAATACCGTTTTGTAGTGTTGTTGTTGGGTTACCAGCAACTTGTCCTCCCCATGATCCCAATGACCAACCAAAACCTTTTGCTTGTACAGCTGGTCCTACTGGATAATAGTGTTGTACTCTAATACCACCTGATGTTGTTGCGCCAGATCCAGCTTCATTTGATGGCATTGTTATAGTCAAGGTTGTGCTGTTAGGCACGGATGTTACCATAAATTTTTTATCGTTAAAATCTGCAGCTGCAAAATTAGAGTTAGTAATTGCAGAAAAACTATCTAATAATATAATATCTTGTGCTGATATGTTGTGTGAACTACTGAAAGTTATAGTAACTTCAGCTGATCCGTTAGTCGTGGTGAATGCACTTGTAAGCGTTGTTGTAGATTTAATAGGGTGTATGTCATAATACACACCACCAGAGAAAGCATATAAAATTCTATTTGTACCAATAATTGCGTATTTTCTAGCCAGACTATTTACGAAATGATGCAATCCTCTTCCTGCACCTGTAAGATTACTACTTCCTAGTTGTTTCCAACCACCTATCTTTTCAGGTATACCGTAACGAAACCTAACGTTATCACAGTCAGTCCATTGACCTTCTGCTCCAGTCTCTGTAATCTGTTTGTTTATTCCTGGCTGAAAACCTATCTTTTGTAACATATAACTCCATTATATATTAAAAGGCCCAGCTTACAAACGAGTATCGTGTGCCTTTTGTTGTCTCTCTAACTTCATGAGGGTACATAAAATTAGAAGGAAACAATAGTATATCACCCGTTTTTAACTTAATTTTCTCTCCTCTGCAATAGAATTCAGAGCCCTCATAGTCTTCATTTAAGTTGGCTACAATAGACACTAATGGCACTCCCTTCATTTGACCATCAAATATACTATGTATATGATCATAATGCTCTCTCATCATAGTGCCAACAACATATCTATTAAAACGTATGGGACTAAACTTACTGAGCCATGGTCCTTGAGTCTTTTCTCCTGGTGTACTATGCTTTTCTTGATACTCACCTAATGCTTTAACTAAGTATGGTGTTATCTTTGCTTGTTGTTCTTTAGTGCAATTCATTACATCTAATTCTTTTGTGGGTTCAGAATTAAATGTGCCTTCGGCATAATTGTTCCAAGTATGTTTTTTCCATATACCTTTGTTACATTCATCTATTAACTCTTCACAAACTTCTTTTGGTATGTGATTTCCTACGTATATATAACTTTTAATTGTGCTCATTCATTATCCTCCTTATATCTAAATGTGTTAAGTTTTGTTCTGATCCTAGTACGTCTATACTAAACGTATTAAAAGATATACTAATTCTATCTTCATCACCTCGATTAGTTGGAACACTATGTTTTAATGAAGATGGAAATAATATTAATTCACCTGGTTTACAAGGTAGTAAAAAAGACTCTGAATTTATATGATTATATTTTTCTGGATTTAATTTCATGCCGTCTTGATTTGTTTTTGAAAACTGTATTGGTGGTAGTTTTTCATTTATTTGAAAATACATTACACCAGATATAATACTATTTGGATGTAAATGTTCGTGATGCTTGGACCCTTTTGGATTTCTATTAGCCCAACACTGAGTAATTACTAATCTTTGCTTTGAGTTTAAAACATTCGTCGTAAATTTATTTAATGACTCACCTAAAAAATTCTTTATGTTTTTTAATTTTTCTTGACGTAATAAATATGAATCATCTGATCTATAATTACCGTTTTGTTGTTGTTCACGATAACTAATTGTTTTTAAATATGCTAACTCTTCATCAATCGATTGTTCGTAAGG